GCCGCGTATGTGTTTGGCATTATACATATAGGTACCCGAGGTGTTCCTAATACGATCATTGCCATCATTATACCAAGCATTGATTACATGAATAATTAAAGCTCTAATGGCTTGTCCACGATGAGAACCGTCATAGCCAGAGTAATCTCCGGCTCCGATATTTTTCATCATGACACCAAAACAAAGCAATCGTTTAGCAATCATATGCCATTCTTCAGAGTAAACATTAACACCAATAGCAATGCCATTGTGTATTCGATTCTTCATAATCCACATAGCAAATTGTCCAAAGTACATCTTGTCAATAACGATGTAAAGGAATCTGAGCACAGAAAAAATTCTAGCCTTCAACTTATTTAGGACATCTTCGCGAGGGATAAGTTCGTCTTTAACGTTGTCAATGTTGTAGTTTTCGGGATCTCTAACACCATTGGCCATATCTTCTATAAGTTTATAAATAATCTCAAGAGCTTCAAGCCAATATTTGTTGTCCAAGTCGTAACCGTCTTGTGATTTTCCAGTATACCTAGTTCGCTTAGGATGGTCTGGAACACGTTGATTACATTCTGGCCAACCAATTCCGGTGTTTCGAGGGAGACTTCGAGAATCGGGTTCATCCTCAAGGCCACAAAAAGCTTGCTCGGGGGTTAAAACAAACTTCTTAACGGAGATAGGTGAATTTTTGCAAAGGTCAACAAAAATCTGTTTACAGATAGCATCAACATACACTTGCGGGATAGCTCCTCTATTAACACACATTTTCTTCAAATTGTGATTCCAAGTGTCAGTTAGGACACCATTGAATACTTTTGGTGTGAGAGGTGCAGGGATTTTCTTAGATGGGAAATAAAGGTTGTAGAGTGGTGATTTTCGGATGTCAGAGGCAAAAGCCATTGGGGCTGATTGTTCAGTACGGTAAAGGGGCATTATTTGTCCGTTGCTTACTAAAGTGTAGGCCTGGGGTCGGCTAGGTTCTTCAAATTCTTCAGTGATTAAATCTTTGGTGTCAAATTTGGCTAAAGCTTCTTCAATTTCCTCTCTAACTAGTGATTCAGAGTAACCAACACAAATCTTTTCACTACCGGCAACATGCATACCAATAAGCCTAGAGCGAGGCAGGGTGGGTTTCTGAATGAACAATAACCCTCCACAATCTCCTGTACTAGTTGGGGCATAATATTTATAACCATTGTGAAGTTCATAAGCGGTTGATGGATCAGATGGATCAGGGACCACATAATGAGTTGCTTCATGTTGAACACGAACTAGAGCTTTCTCGATCGTTCCGTCTTTATTGGCAACAAATTTAGCAGTCAATCCTCCAAGATTTTGGTGTTCTTCTCGGTTCGCAATATACTTAACTATAGTCTTTCTACATGAGAAGTCAGCAGTTTTTATCGGAGTGTTTACTAAGATCTGATCTTTTCCTTCTCCTACTGGGTGGGCTTCAGCATTAACAAAATCTTCAAGATAGAAATATTGAGCTTGATGGGTGTCTCCATAATCTAAGCGAATTTTGACTCTGCATCGTAATGGATTCATATCCGCAGAAAAATTGGAACCGGCTATAATTTTCTTTCCTATCGTATCAAAGAAATGGTCAGGGAAGGCGGCGATGCTACCCTTAATAAAGAGCATAGATCCTAAGGATTCATACTCATTGGAACCAGGGTAGACTTCAACAGCCATGCCAAAGAAGTTGTAACATAATATTCGATTCATTATGTCTTCACCATTCTTATCCATATTGTCTCCCATTTGAGGTTTTGAAGCGGCTTGTTGTTTTATTTTTAGGTTTTTGTTTTGATATTTT